ATAAATATGTAATCTTTAAATTTTTTGGTTTTTTTAAAGGTTTCCTGATTTTCCTGTAAAGTGAATATCAGCTTTATCTTCTAATCCTGAACCGTTTAACCATTTACCTAACTCTTCATCCATATTTGGTACAGGTTGGTTTTCATTTCCTGGTTTAGATAACTCAGGTACAATAACTTGATTGATAAACATAGCTTCTACTTTATCATCTAGTAATGTAGATACTTCTGGAGATAATTTAAGTGCATCCCAGAATGGACCTGTTAAGTTTTTAAACTCTGAAGATTTAGGATTTTTTAATCCGTCGTTAGACACTGATTTACCTATAGATAAAACAGCTTTGGCTACATCTTGAATTTTAGATATATTATCGTATGCATCTAAAGCAGTTGTTATAATTGATAATCCTGGTATTAGTGATGCTCCCCATTTACCTCCGGTTTTTAATATTTTTGCTGCTTCGGCTTTGTTTTGCTTTCCTTTAATTGCATTTAACAATTTAGAAACTTCACCCCATGTAATAGTTTCTTCAGCTTCATTAAGTACTTGCTCTGCTATAGGTTTAAGCTTGATCATTTGCAGGAGCTTCAGTAGTTCTTAACATTCCTTTTATTTTGGAAATTACTTGAGAAAATTCTTTTTCAGTCATTCCAAACGCAATTGCAATTGCTCCTATTAACGCGGCTCTTTGTGCTGGATTCTTTAGAGTTTTTGCTGCATCTGGATCTTGAAGAATCTGTACTAACTTAGGTCGTAGGCTCGAATCTACTGCCTTTACTGCTAGGTTCAAGTTGGCTATGACTCTTTTATCTGTGATTTCATTGCCGTCCGGGCCAACAGGAATTACATCAGCTTCTTGAAGTTGCTTTTGAGGTGCAAATTCTTTTAAAAGTTGTTTGAATTTATCTGGTGTCATTGTATTTAATTTATAATAAATATCTAATCATGAAAAAAGCCCCTATTTCTAGAGGCTTTCATTTATTTTAAAAATTGTTAATTATTTAATTTTATTTTTAACATGGTCTCAATATCTTTTTTGATAGAGTTATATTCGCTTCTGCTTAATGCGTCGTAATCACTCCAGTCTACTTCACTTTTTATATCTTGTGGTGTAGATGTAGGCTTTAAGTCAAAGCTAACGCCGTAGTCATCGTCTAACATGTCAGCCAACTGTTGAAACTTTTTTTGCTTTTGAGACTCTGTAAATGCTGTATATAGCAGCTGTTTTATTTGTTTATCAATACCTTCTGCTAATACTTTACGAACTTCTTCTTTGATAAGTTGTCTAAATTCAGATGCTTTCATATTTTATTTTATTTATATAAAGATAAGTATAATTTTTCAATCTACCAAATCTTTTTTTATTATCTAATTCCGCCTGGCGTCAATTGATGTTGCATTTGTTCAGTCATTCCTACTTTATCTAGGATGTATTCCATTGTCTCTCCATCTACATCGATATGCTTAAGCATTTCAATGATTTCTTCAACCATTCCTGGGTGTGAACGCATTACTGAAGTTTGAGGGTCTTCATTTAACGCTTTACGAACTTCTTCTCTAATTATTTGTTTTAATATTGTCTTTGTCATAATTTATTTTCTATATATAAAGATAAGTAATTAATTTCAAAGTACCAAATCTTTTTCAATATATTTTTTAATTAGAATTGAAGTATTGCGTAATCGTATTTCAAAGTTAATGTAATGTTGATAGCGTCTTCTGTTGACCAATCAAAGTCACCGAAGTTAGCGTCTCCAATATAAGCTCCTTTTAAAGTCCATTCTTCAACTTTATCACCTACTGGTCCTAAAGCATTGAAAGTAATGTCTTTCTTATAAAAGTCAGAGTAACCATCTCTACCTGTTACAGATTCTTTTCCTAAACGAATCCATTCCATTACTGCTTGAGAAGCTGAAGGAACTACAGGATCATAAAGAGTGATAGAAACATCATTCCATCTACCTTTTCCTTTTAGTTTTCTCTCAACGTTGATATGGTCTAATACTACGTCTCCGAAAGTGATTCCAGGTCTGTTAGCTGCTTTTATTAGGTAAGCAGGAATACCTTCAATATACATGATAAAACGGTTAGCCACTTTTGGTTCAAAAGCAGTAAACATGATTTCCGTTGGGTCTAATAATTCAGCCATTGTATTGTTTGTTATTTTATTATTTTAAATAAATATCTTTGTTTTGAAAAAAACATTATCTTTCGATTTAATATAAATATCGAAGTATCGAAAAAACAAAAGAAAAGGGACTATATTATAGCCCCTTGATTCTTTAGTAATTATTATGCTCCTGGGAAGGCAGCACCGGTAGGTAAAATGTTAAAGTCAATTATAATAAACTCAGCGGTTTTCGCAGGTTGTAAATAAATTTGACCATACATAATATTTCTATCAATGATGTCTGGAGTGTTATTTGTTTCATCCATAATAACTTTAAATCCATAAAGACCTTGTCTTTGTTGAACTGACTCTAAATATGGATTACAAATATTTAAGAAACGGTTACGAGTTGCAGCTGTATTGTTTTCGAAAACCAAATACTTTGTTGCAGACGCAATAAATTTCTTAACAGCAATTAACAATCTTCTTACGTTGATTCTGTCTAGAGCTGATGGTTTAGCTTGAAGAGTTTTTTGACCCCATACACATACACCTTGAGCAGGGAATGTTGCAATTGGGTTAATTCTTCCTTCATATAATTCATCTCTTTCAGCGTGAGTTAATCTAGAGTATGCGTCGATTACTGTTGATAATCCACCTCTATTTAAACCTGCTGGTGCATACCATTCTGCAGCTACTTTATCATTGAAAGATAAAACACCTGGAATAACAACTGTCGGAGGAACCCAAACTGGTTTGTTAATACCTGCATCTAATATTTTTACCCATGGGTAGTAAGTTGCAGCGTAATTATTATCAATTGTTTGAACTGCGCCTACTGCTGTTGCAATATTATCTGTTAATCCAACACAGTCAAATACCAAGAAAGTATCTCCTCTGTCTAAACACATATTAGCTGCATAGTCAATAACTGCTGGATGCAATGTTTGAATAACACCTGGAAGAACTAACATATTAATATCTAATTCATCTGGGTTTGAAACTGCATCAATAGCATTGGTATAAACTGAATAATCTTTACCAGACAATCCATTTAAATCAAATCCTTGAGTATTAGAAGCTACAATTTCTGCTCCTGACAATGATCTTCTATTTGGTTGAACTCCGTCAAAACCACCTTGGAAAGGTACTATGAATTTACGAGTTTCAACTGAAGTATTAGTAGATAAGTCAATTGACCCTGAATATGCTGTTGCAGTGGTTGGATAATTTGCAGCGGCATTTTGAGTTAAGTTTGATAATAAGAATACAGCATTATTACCTACTGACTGATCTGCTGATGCAGGAAGTGGTTTTAAGTAATTGATGTTATCAGTGTTACCTAAATCATAATTAAATCCAAAATGCACTCTTTTATTGTATATACCAGCTATTGACTGAGCTACTACTAAAGAAGCAGAGAATGGAGCAGTGTAAGATGAAGGTAATGGGCTAATCAATGCAGCGTGTCCAAATGGTACTAGCTCTTCAGATAGTGCAGCTTTTGCTACATTCGTGTCAACTTCAACATAAATATATTTAGATTTGTTAGCATAATCACCAAACAAAACAACTTTACCATTTGTAAATGTTCTATATCTATCTCCAATTACTCTAGCAATATATCTAGCAGAGTTAGGATCTAAATTTACATTATCAAATACTTCTAAGAAATTTGGACGAACGTCAGTATCAACTGCATCGTATGGAGACCCAACAGATTTTAAATAAGTTTGATCTACACTTCTTACAGCTACCGTAAATGAACCATATGTCGACCCTGGAACAGTACCTGCAGCTTTAATATTAGAAATTGCAACTTTAATTTCATAATTTGCAGTATTACCATCACTGATAGTATGAAATTTGAATAAATTGTAATTTGTATTATTTACTGTCTGAGATATAAGCCATGGAGTTGAAGCATTACTAAAAGTAGAGTCTGAAGTATATGAACCAGATTCTAGTACTAAGAAACATGCTGGATCTGTAGCTAATGAAGCAGAAGCGGCAGTATCAAATAATGTATATAAGAATCCTGGTTGAGTTGTTGTATTAGGTATTTTACTAAATACTTTTGATAAATAGTTTGCAGAAGTAGAGCTTAATGAAGCACTAAATGAAGAACCTATTGTCCCTGCAGATACTGTAAATGCAGCGTCAATTGTATACGACCCTGATACTTTAACTACTGCTGAACCCGACACATTAGAAGATAATGCCGTTTTTTCAAACATTGTAGTTGCTGTTGCAATTGCAAAGTTTGTAGCGGTTTCATTGATTACTTGAGAAGGGTGAATTAATGCGATGTGTCTTTTTCCGAAAGACCCTGAAGCTACTAAAGCGATTGGGGCTACTACTTTATATCCATCATCATGTAAAGTACGAACAATTGTTAATTGTCCTGAAGAGTTTAAATACTCCTTAGCTGTGTAAGGTAAGTATAAATTAGGGTTGGTATTACCGAAAGTTTGTACAAACTCATTATAAGAAGAAACTGTTGTTGGAACCATTGCTGGTCCTTTCAATGTAGGACCTACGAACGCAGCTCCAATTTCAGAAATTCCTTGAGGTAAGAAAGACAAATCTTTTTCTTCGGTAAAGACACCCGGGCTAACGATTTTTTCTGCCATTGTGTTTTATGTATTAAAGATTTAGTTTAAGTTAATTATCATTTATAAATATGATTAATCTGACTCAAACAGTTATTGTACAGGAGTGAATATTCCTGTTTCTAAGTCGATGTTTCCTTGACCATACGTATCTTCAATTTGCTTAACTAAAGCAACTTCAGTCTCTATAATAGCATCATATTGACTTTCAAATTCTTCTTCTAATCGATCTAATCGTTCTAGCTCTTTTGATATTAATCTTTTTTCAATTTTAAGTTGACCAAATTGAGTGGTTGATAATGCGTATTTTTCACGCAATTCTCTGAGTGCATTTAACTCTGACTCTGTAAGTGTGATTGCAGTTTGTTCTGTCATAACTTGATTATTTTAATTTATTATAAATATGGAGCAACCATTTGAAACCTATACTAGTAAATATTATTTAGGAAGTTCTGATTCAGTAACTCCGTCTACTTCATATCCAACAATAATTTTATTAACTGGATTAATTCTATATAAAGCAGGTGCGTTAGGTCCATGAGAATTTAATATATGAGCTTTGGTTCTCATTGATAATGTAGCTCTAACTACTCTGTCAGTCCCTGTATCATTTATATTTTCAAATGAGGGCGGGTCTATATGAGTAATAAATTTATGAGCATCGCCAAATGCTTTTCCGTCAAACCACATTAATTGTTCTACAATTTCATTTAATTGAATTGTATTATTTGTCCAACATAAAAGTTCATATTCTATTTGTACAAATTTAGGCACATCCATGGAATAATATTCTTTTTCTACTGGCCTGCGCGCTAAATCAAATCTTGAATATCTATTTCTTTGAGTATATTTTCTTTCAAAAGTAATTCTATTGTCTGAAGTTTCTAAAACTTTTAAATCTTGAATGTCTTCTCTTTTAGTAACAGAATTTCTTCGTATCATTATAAGTGGAGTAAGAAGTTTACCTTGAGAATCACGAAGAAATCCATGCTTTTGCACAGATGCCCACTTTTCTCCAGCTGCAAACATTATTGGCACTGATATAACAGAATTCTCTTCTACTACGGTAGGAGTAATTATATTTTCCAAATGCCATTTAATTGCATAGTCTACATCATACAATGAAGTTGAAATGTCTTTAACTATTCCGTCTCTTTTGACATCTGTATATCCAGCATTACGCTTTACTTCTTTATCAGAGGTAAATGCAGCTTCACTTTTAGTTATTTTATCTGGTCTCATTATAGATTATTTGGTAATATTGATTTTGCTGTCGGCGGTACTCCAAATCTAGTTTTTACTACATTTACTTTTGATTGACGAGTCATATGAGCTTGTACAATATAAGATAGTGAATATCCATGTTCTGTTCCTCCAAACCAGCTATCCGGATCTTTTCCTGCGAAATTTTGGTTATCTACTGTGGAGTCTATTTCAAAAAATCTAGAACGATATTCTATTATATCTCCAATTTCAGGATGATAATCACCGTCTACTAAATCATCTTTTAAAAATGCAAAAGTACAATTTTGTGTTACGTCAGGTCCATAATCTTCAGTAGCCCAAACTTCATCTTCAAAAGTTACAATAGCTGGAATTAAAACTGGCGCCAGATATACTTTATTATTCGTTTCGTCATAGATATTTGTAGATATAGAGCTTAATTGTGTCTTGTAAAATAACACTTCTGTATCTATATATCTGTGAATTAATTCTCTATTTAAACTTCTAATTAAAGAAGCGTCTCTTTGACCTCCAAATAATGCCATATCATTAACCTATATAAATAGGCATAGGTACCTTGTTTAATTGAGATTGAATATTGTCTGCTTCTTCAGTCATTTTAGCTAATTGAGATTGCCTAGAAACTGCTTCTAGATTTTCTCTTAGTTGAGTAATTAAAGCGTCTTTTTCTGTTTGACCTTGAGATACTAAATCAGCTCCGTTTAAAGTCGTTTCTGAACCTGGAATTGGAATAGAAGAATACTTACCTCTAATATTACCTAAAACTTCTTTTGCTAGCGCCAATGTATATTTGAATATCCATTGTTTACCTGCAGGATTAATTTGATTATAATTATGCAATTCATATGGAGCATTTGAAAAATCTCCAACTACATTAGAACCAGTTACAACTTGTAAAGCTGAACGTTCTTCTTCTGTAATATAATTTATAAACAATGTATAATCATATGTCGGTAATGGAAACAAAGTTAATCTGTCTCCGGTAATAGAGAAACTAAATGCTGACTTACGAATCATATCATTCATTTCAATTGCTTGAAGTCTTAATAAATCCGCATACATAGGCATCATTAAGAATGAAACCCCTGGAGAATAATTACCCCAACCAAAATTCTCTAACATTGTTTGAGACCCTAATCCAGTACCTATAAATGGGTCAAAGTATCTTACGATAGCTGGAGGAGTTTCATGAAATATCTTTTTAATTTCAATATGCTTAGCCGAATCTCCAGCAACTTCAAAAGTAAAATTATTTAGGTCATATACCTGTTGGCCTGTCGTTACTTGTATAGAAGCAGATTTGTAAGATAAATAACCTCCTGAACCTGCTTCTGTACCGTAATTTTTTGCAATTCCTATTAATCTTCCTAAATTGGTATTTACAGGTTTACCCGTTAAATTACCTCCTGTCGGAGACCCTTGCAATTGAAACATGTTATCTCTAATAGAGAATTGATTAACTTGGTTAGAATACTCTAAAGAAGCCTCTTCAAAACAAGCGTAAAAATGTACTGCTTGAAGTTCGACATCATTTATTGGATATCCTAATCTACCAGCA